ACAAACGGCAATTGCATTTCAAGTATGCTTTCTTCATTGTTATCTACGTTGAGAAATACGGAGCTTGAAAAACTAGGAAAGTTAGCAAGTTGCCAGTTAGTCTCTGCGCCACGATGCAAACCGATAATTTTGTTAAAACCGTCCTTTCTACTATTACGTGTACTTATCGAAAGACCAGAACGAAAATCATCTTCAGTCAATGCTAGAACTGGCGTTGTATATTTAGCAGCTTTGCACTGCCATTTTCCTTGGCTGTACCATACCATGCCGCCCATAGTGTCTACTATGCTACCAATAACTTTCTGTGGATCAACGTCTGTTGTAAAAGAGCCGTTGCAGGTGTAACGCTTTTCTGTGCCACCTGCTGCAAGAGTAACATCCTCATCACAAATATTTGCAGCCGCAGAAAATAATGTGTCGTCAATTTCATCAGCGTCAGCAATCCCCGACGAAATTAAGTAATCACGCAGAACAAGAGCGGAATTTTTCCCAATATCTACGCCACTATCATTTGTAAATGCTCTGGGATCAGTTACTTGATCTGTTCCATCTGCGCTCGTACCGCCTCTGCTTGCTGTAAATACAGTTCCTACGTCATTGTTTGCTGCGCCAAACGCAGTAAAGTCAGAAGCACCAGTATGAGTTTTTATTTCGTATGTCTCTCCTGATACTATCGCACTTGCATTAATGTCTGTTCTAGGATCGTGAACTTTCTTTCCCTTGATCACAGCAGTAATATTTGGTGCACCGTTTGGATAAGCGTCTTGGTCAAACTCAAAAGTACAATGCAAATACGCTATGCCTGACGCAGTATGACTTTCATTCCAAGTTGTACTTCCATTTATTGGACTAAACGCTTGGTCATCTGTTCCTAGCTTTTCTAAGATTGTACAAGCACTATTAAATCTTGATACTGTTTCGCCCACTTGATCGACCGCAGAAGTAACAACACCGCTACCATCTTTTGTAATTTCAAACTCATCAATGTAAATTTCTTCATATGATTGGATTTCATGGTCAGCAAAAGCAATCATTCTATGAAGTTTATCATTTCCATCAGTTGTTTCTTGATAGAAAATCGCACCGCCAACTTTTGTTTCACCATAAATTTGTGCAGTTGGCAAAGCAGCGCCTAACTGGTTTACTTCATATGATCTTATTTGATTGTCAAATTTTGGCTGTGTTAAAGCTGAATAGGCATATCCCAACGCAACCTTCCCAGCAAACACCCCAAATGCACTTGCGCTTGCAAAAGCACCCTTTAAAGCAGCAAAACCAGCAGCAAGACTTGTACCGCCTGTAATCGTTGCAAGTCCCGCTGTAACTATAGCCCCAAAAAGTCGCTGTCTGTCCTCTTTCTTAGCCATTTGTTATATCCCAAAACATCATTTCAGAAGTGACAGGCTCTATAGAAAGCTTAGTAGTACCAGCAAAACAAACGACACGCCCAATGCAAACACCAAAGACGATTGGCAAAACTCCATCTTTTTTGTCATAGGGTTCTGCAACAATTGACCCAATCGGTGGCAAAGTTGTGTTTAGCCTTGTCAATCTGCTATCTACGGCGCTAATCAAATCTTTATGATTTGTCGATCTCAACCATCTTCGATACGTAATTAGCGCTCCTTTTGCTGTGGTATATTCTCCAAGAAATTCATCAGCAAAACCCTTTCCTCTTTGCAAGGCACAAGCCTTATTTGCAAACGTAATGCAATCGTGGTCACCCCATGAAAATGGTCTAAAACGACTTTGCTCAATGTAGTCATTGAAGGTCATTCGCCACCCCATTTTAACACAGTTGTTTGCAGATCGTTGAGGTAGTCAAAAGCCTTATCGTTAGGGAAAAACAGCTTTTGATACTCTGATGAGTATCTCCTTGTTTTACGTGTTTGCAAATCAATGAGCTTGCTTTCAACTTTGAGGGCTATTGTTGCTGCGTCGGGGTCTTCGAGAATATCCATTTGATCCATATAACCAGTGAATAAATTAATGAGTAAACTTGACTCACCTAACGTGTTGTCTAGGTCTGATGTGTCTTCTGATAAAAGCGCAGTCCCATCTTCATTTAGTGTTTTATTTTTGTTAGCATCAAGGATACCAAATTTTATTCTGCACTCACGCCCCTGATAAGGTTCTTGCAGCGCCAAAGAAACAGTTTCTTGAGGTACACCCGATAAAGTAATTGTTGCGCCAGAAGCCCTTAAATCTGCTGTCTCCGTTACTTGCGAAATTTGGAGCATATTACCTGTGCCGCTATAAGTAATGCCTCCTGTCGTTAGATCACCTAATCCTGTCCACAGATACAAAGGTCCAGCTTGAATATTGCTGTTACCAAACTCAATTTTGCGCTCGTCAAACATTAATTCGATTGCAAAAAATGGAAATATCTCATCAAGTTCAAGAACACCTGCAACTGTGTCTAAAGAGCGTGTCATGGAACAACCTCAATCGCAGCAAAAGTAATGCCATAAATAGACGCAGAGTTAATATTCCAATTTTGCTCTCCGCTATTTAATCTAAACCTCCCTACCGTATTTGATGTTGTGACCGTTGCGTTATCTGATGGTGCGACCCTTACGGAAGGCCATAAGTCAAGCGTTGCCTGTCCAGAGGAATTAGTATCAACGTCTGTCAAAACTTTATGAAGCGACGCCGATGCGCCACCGCCTAACTGTATATAATCACCAGCCTTCAACCAACCTGTAATACTATTGCTGCATCCATCAATACTTAGAGATGCGCCTGTTTGACTTGCACCATTGACTAATGGAGTTCCTCCTAGAGCACCTCTTGCAGTACCACCTACAGGATCACCCAATAGAAAAGATCCTGCCATACCGTTTAAGCTGAGAAGCCAAGCAACCCATTGCTCTGCATCTTCTCTATCTAAGGGCGGCAATTGAATTTCACATTCCCATCTTTGACCAGAATGGTTATGGATTTGCTGCTTGTAACTAAAAGGTGAACTTGTCAAAGCAGTCTGGTTAACCGCTCGTAAAGTGATACTCATTAGTCCTGTGTGACTTGGCAATGCTCTCGGATAAGTAACAGCCATCAGAAGGCTCCTGCAAATGATCCACCGCGCCGTTTAGCATCTAAAACAGCCGCTTTTGATGCTTCCTGTATTTGTGGCATTAATCCTAAAATCTCTGCTCTCACCGTCTGCTGAACGCCTGTAGTTACATTAATACTTTGGTTTACAACTACATTGCTACCGCCAAGCTCATTATTTGACGCGATGGTTCCCTTAGTATTTGGAAAAAATACTTCTGGGCCACGCTCTCCAACAACCACGCCGCGAGATGGAGTAACAGGCCCACCGAAAGCACTAACTCCAGTAATCGGACGCGCTTGCGGCCTTAAACTAATTCCTTGATCTAGTTGTGATACGCCAAAAAGACCTTGAATCGACTGAGTAACAAAACCTGTGATCTGCTTTACAACAAAAACTCTATAAAGTTCTCCTATAATATCAGTTGCCATCGCTCGAAACGCATCCCGAACCGATAAAGTACCCTTTGAAGCCGACATAAGTGCGTTTTCAAACGAAGTGCCAATACGTTCACTTAAATCAATTACTTTTTGTTGCTCAGGGGATATTTTGCTTAAAGACTCAAAAAGTTTTTTATTTTGGTTAGATAATTTACCCGTTGCTTTTGCAGCGTCCTCTTGTTCTTTTTTTAATTTGTTAAATAAATTAGCTGCTGCATCTAAATCATGCATATTAATAAACATCGGTGCCTGTCGCATAAGCATTTGCACCCTTGCAAGACTTGCCAGACGCTCTTGATATAAGCTTAATTCTTTTCCAGCTAGTTTTACGTCAGTCGTTCCCTCAGTAATTGTAATTCTTAATACATCTTGAGCGGCAGATAACTCTTTTAAGATTTGTTCTGCACGCGCAGCTTCTATTCCCATGTTTGTTAAGGCAGTTGCAAAACCTATTAATGCTTCATCTTCTGTTTCTTGCAGGTTTATCCCAAGTTCGTCTAAAGTATTAAGAAGATTTATTGATGATGTTCTGAGATTAGTTAAATCTTTATCAGGTTCACGCATTGCCGCACCAAGGTCGTTAAAAGCTTGTTGCAAACGGGGAATTTGATCTTTGGATGATAAATCAAAATCTTCACCTAGTTGTCTAACAGCCCTATTTACTTCTCTAGCTCTACCAGCACTATTAGTATATGCACGGCTGAGTTTCACAAGACTATCAACTAATCCTAAAACCTTTCTTTGTGCTTCACCCGCCGCTAATTGTGCTTGTGCTAAAGCAAATTGACGAACTTCTAAAGTCGCATCACCATATCTTTCAGCTAAATCTTTCGTACTTTGTTGCACTAAGTCCAATCCATCTTTAACTGCATCAAGGCTATCAGAAAGACTGTCAACTTGGTCACCAAATGATTTTGCACCGCTACCTAACTGAGTGAAAACAGCTATTAGAGGAAAACCAACAGCCGCTATTACGCCTAAGATTGGCGCTACTGTTCCAAGCGTACCACCTAAAATAGCAAAGCCACCTGCAACTTGGGGTAATTGCATTCCAAGCACGCGAAACATATTTGTTCCCATAGACGCTTGCACAGCAATATCCCCAAGCTGGTTTGCAGTGTTTTGGAATACAAAACGTTGAGCGCCTGACATGTTACCCATGCGCTGCAAAGCAGAACCAGCGCTCTGGGTTGCGGTTGCTGCTTGACTTGCAGAAGTTTTTATTTTGTTTGTTGCAGTTTGAAATTGATTCGCGCCAGTAGTTGCGCCCCTTGCGTCAATATTAAGACTGAGAGTTGCCATAATGCTCGCGCTCCGTACTGTCTAAGGCCATGATAAATTTAGCCAAACGTTGTCTTTCTATCGCGTCATCTACACCGATATGTGTGCAATATGACATAATTTCACTAAACGGTATAGGGGAAAGCGTACCATAACCAATTTGCCTCGAACCGCGAAGCATATGAAACGCCATCCAAGCGGTCATATTTTGCGGTATAGGTTTTTCTTCTGTTTTGCTTGCGCCTTTAGCTATCAAATAAGCCTCGTCTTTCTCTGAGTACCTAAAAGACCATAAAAGCGCGTCGATTAGTTTTTTTCCGTCACCGCATCCGCTTCTGCGCGGAAATTAGACAGATCATCAACATACTTTGCAAAGTCCATGAAATACTCTGATATTTCGTTTATTCTTACGTCAGCAAGTGCAAGAAAATGATCCTTGTCGCATTTCATTTTGCCGCCATCATTCTGTATGTTAGTTGCCCAAGAAATGACGCAAGCGTCATAAATAGCCTCAAATAACTTTTCACCTACCTCGCGCTCTGTCTTTGCTGACATCTCAGCGTATTTATCAGCGTCCTTCAATTCTCTTGCCGCCTCTAAGGATTTAGCTTGCTTATAAGTTTGAATGTCATCACGCATCTTTGTTAGTTCTGGATTAGCCCAGCCACCAGCGCGACATTTGATTTCTATAAAGGTTGCATCTGTATCGGATAAAAAACTCAACTCATCCGAAAACTCGCGCCGAAATGTCATATCCGACATCTGCGGTTTCTTAAGCTTTAACATAGTAGTTCCTTTGTCGGTTTTTAAAGGGGGATGGAATACCGACAAACCACCCCCCAAAAAGCGCTTTTATTTCGTCGGTTTTGCCTTGCTTGCCAATAGGGGTTTGCTGGCAAGATTTAGTTCCTTTGCAGCGGCATCATCGATCTTATCGCCTTTGCGATATAAAACGATCTTTTTGTTTACCGTTGCAGTAAATTTACGTTTAGCAACATAAGACATTACGAAACAGCCCTTGTTAGCTTCATAGAAGCATCTTCTGAGGCTTCGTCATACATTGCGCGGATCGTCACGTCTTGCATGGCGTTATTTCCGGTAAAGTCCAAGTTAGCACCTGTGAACTTACACTTAGGGAAAAGCAGAGTATATTTTTTACTGCTGACCGAACCTAAAGGGAAAGTAACACTAAATAGACTATGGTTTGTATCTCTAGCTGCATTATATAGGCTTGCAAAGTTACTATCTACATAGACCCTTGCGGTAATCTCTGCGAGTGCTGCGCCTTTGGTAAGACCGCCTTTTGTAAAAGTGCTCCCAAGAACATTTTGCGCTTCACGACCCTCATAGTTAAAATTAATCGTTGCGCTCTCAAATGCATCTAGCGTGTAGCCAGAAAAAGCAATCGTGCCAACATCAACGCCACTTGTAAGTGGGGCGCGTTCCGTTTGATCTGTGTAGCTTGCACCAGTAATTTCGCTTGTAGTCGTATCGCTTGACCCCATACCTAATAGATCAAAAGCAAAGCTTATGTCTGCATTGGATGTCAAAGTAAGCGAACCGCCTACTGCTTCAACGCCCTGATAGCGCATCAATGTATTGGTGCCACCTTCACCTGCTGGAATACCATTTTCAACCGTCAGAGATTTTGTGGTTTTACCGCTTTTAAGAACGTTAGTAGAAAATGCTCCTTGAAACAGACTTTCGAAAAAGCTGTCATAGGCTCCATAGACAAGGGTTCCTGACATTTCCCCAGTGACGTCGATGCCACCTATAGCGGTTTCTACTGCCTCGCCTTTACCTGCTAAAGAACGATGCTCAACGATTGAAGGGGCAGCGGTCATATTTATTGGAACGTCACTGTTAGTAAACGATGGTGTTGATGGCGTTGTCCCCGCCGTTGCTTCAGCCACAAACGCACTCCGTAGCTGATTTGATGCTGTGCCAGTCATTTTGTGGCCTCCTATTTGTATTCGTAACGCACAAACGGCGCGACGAAATTAGCGATGTGAAAAGGTATATCAGAAACTTCACCAGAAATATACGGGTGCTGTTGCTGTGGTGAAAATCTGATAAATTCATTGGTTGTTGCGATTGCACCCGCATTTGTTATACGTTTGTCGAAGAATATGCCATCCAACGTTTCAGCATATCCGCGCCATGTATTTGTTCCTTTGCCGCTCTCCGTAAAAATCTGGATACTTATCAACCCGATATATTCGATGCGATTACTAGATGCACCAATAGAGCCTTGCACGACCTGACCATTTGTAATTGTCAAGCGGATGCTATTGATGCTGGGTTCAAACTCATGCCCATCCAAACCAATTGGTGTTGCACCCGACCATTGTGTTGCAAGATATGTTTCTATAGCAAGGCGCTCTGTTGCATAGCTCATATAAGTACATTCCTATATTTGCGCTGCATTTCACTAAGAGTAAGAGCGACCATGCCATTAGGGGCTTTCTTTGACCACCCATTTTCAAGGCGATTAGCATACGGCAAATTGTTTTGAATTATAATTGATTGATCTTTTTTATAATCAAAACTCTGTATAACTTGACTGCCTTTATTAATTGTTGGACCGCCAGATTTATCAGTAATTTCATGAGTTCCGCGATTAAAAGAATTTTTTGAAACAATCCAGTTACCGAGAAATCTGCCTGTTTTAACTGGAGCCTTAAATACAATACCACGTAAGCTATCCATAGCAATCAAACCAATTGCATCTTCTATCTTTTCATCTGTATCAGCTATTTCTTTATTTAGTTGAAGGTTAAATTGTTTGACGCTCATTTTTCTAACACCACCGCATATTGCAACGAAACAGAACCAACAATATTTTGCGCCGATTTTACCTCATAATCTACACTATTGACAGTTAGTTTATGACCTTCCTTTGCTGCTGCTGAAAAACCTTCTAATAGTACAAGTTGATCCCTTGGGCCAATGACGCTGTCCGCAAATATATCTGCTGTTGGCGTTTCAGTGTCAAACAAAGCTCTACCAGTGATAGCAGTTTCCGTTTCAGCATACGCACCTGTTGTATAATTATATGATCCATTTGACACAGATGTGAGCGTTGCATCATCAATAACATCAGTGATTGCATTATTAACTGCATCAAAAGCTGCATCTGCGATTGCGGTGACTGTGGTACTCATCCCCTAAATACCTTAACTTGTGCGCCGCCGTAAATGGTGTACGGCGAAATCAAACCTTCAATGGCTACATAGCGCGGCGTTTCTCTGAAGTTCGTATATTCAACTTCTGTTTCGACAGGGCCAGCTTTATTACGCTCACGCACTTTTGCCCCATCTTCAACGGTAGCAAATGGGTTAGTGCCTTGATTAATTAAATAAGCTAATTCTGCTTGTGCGTCTTTAATATCTTGGGGAACTGTCTCAGGGTCAATAGGCCAATCTTTAACCAAAATTATGCCTGTTAATCTAGGCCATGCCATACCTTGATACCGAAATTGACGCTCTCCGACGAAATCATATGATCTGTTTATATAATCAGCCGCTTTTACTAATTCTGACTCCTTTGCGCTCGTGTTGCCGCCTATATTTACGTTTCTTTCTGTCCAAAAAGCCTCATACTCAGCAACCGTTATGTAACTGTTTGTATCAGTGCCGCCAATAGTTGTTACAATAGCCATTTGTTAGCCCTTTTTACTGGTGGCCTTCTTTTTTACAGCCTTTTTTTTAGCATCTTCATAAAGCGTATGAATTTTAGCGTTGAAGTCGCTTTCGTTTATTAGCGCCCATCCATCTTTTGCTTTTTCATGCACTATCTTAATTAGCTTCATTTTATCACCATTTAACCTCTGCGGCCCAATATGCGGCGCTCATTCTTCCTTTAGCAATGTTTTTTCTATGTCTTGCTCTAAAGGACTTCCGTCTTGCTTTTTCTGCTGCAGTCTTTGGGTTTTTACCTGTGCCTTTTACACCTTGCTGACCGAAGCGGATTGTTTTAATCTTGTTTCCAACCTTTGCTAAAACTACGTGAGATTTTGTAGGGTGGTTAGGAGTGCGCTTCGGTTTATTATAACCACTAACGCCTAGCTTTTTTATTCTTGCTTTGCTCACCTCAACCTCCGCAATGCTCTACGCTCTGCTTTAGTATATCTCGCACTCTGCTTACCCGCTTTCGTAGCCTTGTTTTTAGCGCGTGAGCCAGCCGCTTTTTGCGCTGGGGAAAGACTATCACGAACGGCTTTTGGTAAATATCTGCTTTTTCCTTTCTTTCCAGTGTAATCCCACTTTTGACCTGTCCATTTTTTAAGCGACCGTTGTGACTTTTTGAGTGCCATTACCTATAGCCCCCACCAGCCGCTTTATATCGACGTGCAAGCAGTTGAGCTTTTCTTGCCGACCACTGACCAGCACGACCACCTTTTGTCCCGCGTTTTATCGAGTAAAATAACCGCTTGCGCAGCATAGGCTTTGTGTAGTTCCCAGCAGCGTTGACGGTTGATTTACGTTTTTTAGCGGGCTTTTTAGCCATTACTTTTTCTTCTTTTTGGCCTTCTTCATTTTCTTCTTAACGACAAGACCTTTTTTCTTCAGATACGCTCTAGGCATTTTTATCTCCTATACGAGGAAAGGGGGCCGAAGCCCCCAATTTATTAACCCATGACAACCGCAATTGCGTCTGAGTTCCATGCTTTGAAACCATAGACACAACCGACTTGGATCATTGCTTTGTTAAAGCCTTTGTATGTTGCAACTTCAAATACTAATCCTGATGATGGGTCTTGAACGATCAGAACGTCATCTGCCGCATCGCCACCAGTTGGTTTTGCTGGCGCACGCATAGCAATTTCCATCGCAGCTTGGTGCATCATAATGTTGCCAGTGTAATTATTTCCCACTGTTATCGCTGCATTATCAGCGACCGCAACACGCAAACCAGTGTCACCTACGACAAGATTACCACCAGCCAATGCAGTGTTCACAATATATTTATTTGTGTCACCCGCAATAGTGATTACATCACCTGCTATGATTGTTCCCGAACCGCCGTCTGCTGGAATAGTTGTGTCACCGACCGCAGCCGAAGCATTATTTACAAGATAGGATGTACCAGTTCCTTTAGTATGATCGCGCACTTGACCGCTTTCTTTTAAAGAAACCCCTTGCAAATTAAGTAACTCACCGCGACGAAGCAAATCATCACTCCCCGCCGTGTTTACTTGCTGCAACGATGCTAAATTACGCAGATTAACACCTGCCGCAGTATTCACAACTAAACTTATTAAGTTGTCATTAGTAGGCATTCCATTGTCTGCTAAAATCTGTCTGGCTTGTGCAACTTCATTAAAGTTAGAACCAAAAGGCGTTGTGCCAGCAGTACCGACAGCACGAGAAGCATTTGTATTTGCCTCTGTTGCTAGGTCAGACTCGATTTCATTTACAAGCGTTCTCATCGCTTGCATGATTTGAGCGCCATAAACGGTTTCATAACCAGCGCCGCCATCCAAAAAGCGAACATCTTCGCCCGTAAATGGAATTTGCACACCACGCTGTTTGGTAAGTGTCAGCGTTTTATTTGTAAGCGTTTGATCTGTTCCTTCTGGAATAGTCATTGCTGGAGTAATATCGACTGCTGAGGCAGACGGGGTTACAAATGAGCGTACTGTTTGACCAACCGCTGCTTCCTCAGAACCAGCGTTTAAAGTTGATGCAGGGATAAAGCCGACAAGTTCGCGGCCTACAATATCAGCGGCACGATAAATGTCAGCCGCCAGATCAGTTAGGGTATTAGCCATAACATTTCCTTTCGTTTGCGGTTAGCCATTAACGACCTTGCCGCCATCTTTGAAGAATGATGAGCGTTCACTTTGCGTCATTGCATTAAATTGTGTCCGCGTCACCGATTTAGTGCCTAACCTACGGTCAGAACTCGCTGGTGGTTTGCCTCCACCTGATACACCCGCATCTCTTGTGAAATGCTGACCAGTATCCGACGCTGCTAATTCTGTAGCTAAATCGCCAATCGTGGCGTATCCATCGCTCCCCGAACCAGCAAGGGGTTTGGAACCATCCGCAGACATTATACGAATATTTCCGTTTTCGTCAAACCCAATGCGTGATTGTGCCATGAGTGATAACGGCGCAACACCTGCACTGATGATATTTTCATGCAATAAAGCTGCTCCCAATTCTGACAAAGCATTCTTTTGCACCAATTGTTGTCTTTTAGAACGCTCGTCATTAAGCTGCGTTTCATACTGCGCTTTTAGCTGTGCGACCACTTCTTCATTACTTGTTTCAGCAGGTGGCGTTTGCTTTGCCTGTTCTAATTCTTGCTTCAGACGATCATTTGCCTTTCGGCGGCGCATCGCCTCTTCATTAGCATCAACTAGCTTTTGATTTATTTCTGTAATTTGAGACTGCAAACCAGCAATCACGTCATCTTGAGTTGGTTTTGATGCTTCTTCTACTTCGACGGTTTCTGTTTCTTCGCTCATAGTGGTTCCTTTTTACAGGCCAGCTTTGGCCCACGCTGCGCTTTCGCGCTGTTTCAATTGGTCTAGTGTAAGTTCGTTGCCACGCCTACCGACAAAACGATCCATTTCTAAACCCGCTCTGAATAACTTAGCCTTAGATTGACCAAGCACTTCATCTTGAAAATCCCTTGGCTGTGTGCGCAGCCATTTATCATAATTTAGCTCAGAAGATACCTGACCATTCATTGACGCCCTTGTAGACGCAACAGGCACTTCTTTTGCGCTAATACCTAACTCGCGCAAAGATTTAAGCACAGGAATTGTTGTCGATCTGCAAGCTGGATGCGCTGGCGGTCTTGGCCCTGCGTTGGTCGGATATACTTTGCCATCTCTTGCACGACAGATCGCCGTTGTTCTGCCGTCCAGTGTAGCAACCCACTCGACAGATTTAATTAAACGGCTATTTCGTCTGTATACCAAAGATCTAGCTGTATTTGCACTATGCGCTAAAGACGTTCTAACAGTTGTTTCTGCGCCCCTGCGCGATTGCTCTATGATCCCTTTTTGGGTGCGTGTACCTCGGACAGTCTGCACTATTTGTTGTGTTGTTTGTCCTTCGACATAGCCTTGCATCACCGCATCTTTCAATCTGCGAAACTGACCATCTGGCAAACCTTGATACCAATCTCTTAGAAACCTGCCTTGAAATGGCCTAGAGATTACACCCGCTATTATTTGCTCATCTGATGGAGCGATAAAATCCAAATCTATTGGCACCAATTTACCGAATAAATTCATCTGCCATTGTTTTTCATATTTAGCTAATTCTTCAACCTGTTCATTTAGCAGTGCAATCACAGGCTTATAACCCAGCTTGATTTTGTCTTGTAGCTGGCGAAGCAAGCGATTTAATTGACGCCTTGGCATTTTATCAAGGTCTGACTTAATTAAATCAGCTACCACTTTATCTTCAACATCGATCAAAAGTGCTAATATATCTTTTACAACGCCTGATTTATATCGCTGCAAGTAAACTTGATGCCGAATAGTTGCATCAGCGAAATCATCCGATATTGCCATCTGGCTCGTCCATTGGTGCCATTTCAATCATCTCTGCTTCATCTTCTGGGTTTACTTCCTCAGATAGCAGATTACGGCGTTTCGCTTCGTTAATATAAGTTTGCTTAGAAATAACCTCTGCTAGATACATTTTATTAATTGCATCCATATCAAGGTGGCTTAAAGCATTTGCCGCATAATCTTTGTTTATTACAACATTTATATCGGCACTAATACCTGCCATTTCTGCCATATACGAAAACGCAAGCTCAAGCGTATCCTTTAAATTATCAGCCCACATCCCTAAGCGACTGTTAACTTTGTTCTCATCAATCATATCGCCTGTGGCTGTAGACGAACCAGAGCGAGACATAATTAACTGCAAACCCATTGCTTGCATTTGAAATTCCATATCCTTTAGCTCAGTGCGCCCCGCGTCGATAGCAGCGCCAGAGTGTTCAACAACCCCAATCTTTGCATTTTCGTTTGAAGAGTAAAACGCATACCCAGCGCCTTCCGTAAAGCTCTCTAAATCTTCGCGTGAGTAACCGTGAAAATATTTCATCGGTGCGCGAGCATGGTGCATAATATTGGCTTGATCTGATTGCGATCGCCAATGAGCAAGATTAATCTCTGCAAGTCTAGCATGGCATGGCTTGGCCTTCAAAAACCCGTCACGGCCTAAATCAACAGCCGCCACATATATTCTAGGCATCTGCGTTTCATACTCTGTGTATAGCATAAATTCTTGTGCGTCGTTTTTACGGTACAATCTGACATTAACTGTGCCCACGATCCGATCTTCTTCAACTGGCAACGTTAAAACTCTAATTTGTTCTAATACGGCTGGATCAAACTCGTCGTCGGTATCTTCCGTGATGCTTTCCATGATACGGATTTGCGTAAGTGTCGGCGTGTTATCAATTATATCTGTGCGATAACCAATCACATCTTCTATGGATAACCCCACAAAATAAGGACGAAGGTTTTGCTGTTGAGCTTGCAATCGTGTTACATCAGCAGACCTTGCTGGTGCATCGACCATAATAAACGATATTCCCGCTACTTGCGCTTCATCAAAGCATTCTCTAGCAAACTGCGAAAGATCACGGCCCTGCAAATCGACGTTATACTGCCACATATCAAGGTCGGTGCCAGTTTCAACTAATAAAACAGGCATTTCAAACACCTTGCCCGATAAGTCCTCAACGGTCTTACCAACTCCATCAAATAGCCAAGTTGATTTTACTCTAGCTTCGTAATCGTCATCGGTTTCCTGTGGAAACTGAGGCAAGTATTTTGTTTCTTGTTGACGCATATAAGCGCCGCCTCGGATTAAATCACGACTAGGCGCAGAGGCATCAAGCATTTCTTGTATCTCAGGACTTATTTTTGCGACTGAATTACTCATATTCTAATCACCATCTTTCCAGCAGCTTGAACCTTTATAAGCGGCGCGATTGCATAACGAATAGCATCAGGCGCATGGTTATTTGCATCAATCACATCAGGCAAAATATCACCTGACAATTTATCGACCTTGTGACTGTATAACCTAAAGTCATCAATGGCACCCTTGCAATTTGGGGCTATTATGACAGATTTAAAGCCGCGAATAAACCTAATTCCTTCTTGTATGCTATTGGGCCACTTTTTAACGCCCTCCATACGTGGAAAACCATGCCGCTGTAAATAACTTATTGTCTTTGGCTCCGCACTATCAGCACGGCATGTATAGCGGTCAAACTCTGGTATATGCTTGCAAATAAAGCTGTGCGTATCGTCTATTTCTATTCCAACGCCATAGGCTTCTTTCTCAATATACAAAGTTTCATCATGCACCCAGCATTTAATTGCGACAAGCGGATCAGGACGGAAACCAAAGTCAACGCCAAGATAAGGCCCGTCCCAGCCTTGCATTGGTTCGAAGTCCTCAACCTTCCATTTGCCATAAAAAACTTGTGCTTCGTTTATGGTTTCATATTCGCCCAACCAAATATGAGCGTAGCGGTCAAAGTCTCGTTCTTTCGCCGTTTCTGCTAGATCAATCATGGACTGCGGCGCAAACGGATTATCATCGTAATTCACATGAACCAGCGCTGTGTTATCATTGTCATTAAATATTTGTTCAACAGCATCGCTCGGACTTCTTGGGTTCCAGCTAAACCATAACTCAGCGCCTTCCTTACGCATAGTCGGATCAAGTAATTCTATGGATCGCTTAGAAAGACTTTGTGCTTCCTCGCACCATGCTAAATCAAAACCCTCTAATGATTTTATGCTATCGGCTGTGTGATCTTGCATTCCTTGGAATATAATTACGCCTTCACCGCGCAGGTTCTTAATCTCTGTTGTTTGT